GGCTATGTGCATGGCGAAAAGAGCGCGCATTGCTGTGATGGACCTGATCCAGCATCAGCCTGCCGTTGCCGACAAGATGGATTGGATCAGCGTGGCGGAGGGGATGCCGGAAAAGTGGAGGGATGACGACGGAACCCTCATCAATTACTTCGTGTTCATGCCGGAATATGGAGTTGATGTGGGCAACTGGCTAGGCGATGCGAAACTATGGGTTTGCATGGGATTGCCTGTAAAGGTCACCCATTGGATGCAGCTACCCGAACCGCCAAAGGAGCACGCCCATGATTAAACTGACCACCACCGGCCGGGCGCCGCGGCTGTACGATTGCTTCGGCGAGAAGATCACGGTCAAGCAGGCCGCGGACCGGCTGGGCGTAAGCGTCAATACGTTGAGGATCCGGCTGAAGGAGCACGGCGACAACATGGAAGAAGTCTTTCACTTTTACCGAGACAGGGAGGAACTGAAGATGCGGAAAAACACCACCGAAATGACCGCCGAAGAGCGCGCTGCGGAGGAACTGGCCCGAATGCTTTGCGGCGGGGAGCAAGAACCCGCGCCCATAGAAGCGGCTGAGGCAACGGAAGCCGTACAGGAAAGCACGCCGCCGGAAGCGCCGCAGCCGACCGAAAAGAAGCGGAATTCCGACGTTCGGAGCGCGCTGGCACGCGTGAACGCCGCCATCCGGGCTCTGGACGGCCTGTCGCCGGAAGACGTCGGCGGCGATCTGATGTACGGCCACGTAATGGACATGGGCGACGATCTGCGCGAGCTGCGCCGCAGAAAGTTTGACTGTCTGGTGGACTGGGACGCCGTAGCAAGCGCAGACTGATTCAACAGAACAACCGTTCGGAACACCGATCAGAAGCCCGGAGGGAGCGCCCTCCGGGCATTGGTAACGGCAGAAAGACTACCTATATAAACATCAGGCGGCCTGCCTGAATCGGGCTTGTATGGAGTGGTAACATTGGGAGCATACGCGGCCCCCGATCGGAGGAAAAGGAGGTACGAATGAAAAAGAGCCGGATCTATGATGCGGAGAGATACGAAATCCTGGCGGCGGTCTACGCGAAGGCCGGAACGGATCTTCACCACGAATCGGTGGGCGCGTACCGGACGAAGACGATCCGGGCGGGAGAGTACCTGTACGTAAGCTGTTACCCTCTGATCGGTCCGATGACACGGAAGGAGCAGGAGGAAGCTCTGGAGAGGCTGAAGGCGGACAAGCGCGTTGGGGTACAGGTGAAATACGCGCGGTACAACAACAAGCGGCGGGTGCGGGAGTTTGAGCAGCTGGTGGAAGCGAACATGGAACGCGGAGATCTGCATGTGGCATGCACCTATCCCCTGCAGGAGTATGACCGGCCCTGTGATACGGACGAATACCGGAGCCGGGAGCAGGCCCGCGCCGATCTGCGGAACTACCTGAACCGGATCCGCCGCCTGATGAAGCGGCACGGACTGGATCCGCAGGAGCTGCGGTGGATCGCGGTCACGGTAACAAAGGAGCATGATCCCGAAGCGCGGAATCCCGTCTCCCCCACCCATCATCATCACCTGCTGCTGCACGGCGTGCCGGAAAGCCTGCGCAGCGATGTGGAGAAGCTGTGGCCCTTCGGATACTGCAACGCGGACCGGCTTCAGCCGAACGACAAGGGCCTTGCGGAGGTCGCCGGCTATGTGGCCAGACAGGAGGGCGCGGCAAACGGTGATCACAGGCGCATGGGCAAGAGCTACACCACGAGCCGGAATATTCTCCGGCCCGCAGTGACGACGTCGGACAGGAAAATGTCACGCCGCCGGGTGATGCAGATCGCCGCAGACGTGCGTGCAAACGGAACGGAGGTGTTCGGAAAGGTCTATCCGGAGTATCGTCTGGTGGAGGAACCGACGGTGATGGTCTCGGACTTCGCGGCGGGCGCATACATCTACGCGAAGCTGCGGATCCGGGAAATCCAGGCGAATAAACACAAAGGGGGTATTGCATGAAGATTGAAAACGAGCGGGTGCGGGGAATGCTGGTCAAGTGGGGCCGGGCGGAGATGAGAAGCTGCGAACTGAAGGACGAGCTGAAGTGGGCGCGGACGGAAGCGGATGACCTGCGGGATACGCTCTCGGCACAGTCTCTGACCGGCATGCCGGGAAGCAGGAAGCGCAAGGACGTGTCGGATCTGATGGTGCGCATCGAAAAGGCGGACCGTGCATTTGCCGATCTCGCCCGCCGGATTGACGATGAGATTGCAGAGACCCTGACAATGAAGAGCTGGATGGACGGACTGATCGTGCAGCTGCCGGAAAAGCATCAGGAAATCCTGCGGATGTGGTATCGGCGGGGAATGTCCCATGTCCAGATTGCACGGGTAACGCATTACTCCGTGGACCGGGCAAAGCATATCAAGACCGAGGCTGAGGACATGCTGGCGCGAAAAATCGAATCCGGAGCGAAGGTTAGCACTCTTTAGCACTTTTTTTGTGCTAGAATGACAGCGTGGAAAAAGCGGGACGGGACGGGCCGGAAGGCGCGGCCTTTTTGCGTGCTTTTTCCGACGTGGTTAAACGTGAACCACCTGCGCGCATGTGCGCGCGTATCTTTGAGGGGATTTACAAAACGGGAGGGAGGCGTGAGGATTGAAGGACCGGGATATTCTGTTTGCGGAGGAATACCTTGTAGACCTGAACGCGACAGCGGCGGCGCTGCGTGCGGGCTTTGCGCCTGCCACAGCCAGAAATGCCGCCGAATGGATCAAGGAGGGCGCACCGAAAAAGCCAGCGCTCCGGCAGCTTGTGGACAAAAAAATGGCAGAGCGGAGCCGAAGGACGGGGATCACCGCAGACCGCGTCCTGAATGAGCTGGCGGTGGTGGCTTTCGCGAATGCTCAGGACATTATCGACCCTGAAACAGCCGGCGTGCTGCCGGATGCAACCCGCACGGACAGAGCGGCCATCAAGACAATCAAAATCAAACGAGGCGATACTTCCGAAACGCAGGTTGAGCTCTACGACAAGGTGCGGGCGCTGGAGCTGATCGGCAAGCATCTGGGCATGTTTACGGACAATGTGCAGGTGCAGGGCGGCGTTCCGGTGGTGATCGACGATGTCGGAGAATAGCGTCCGGACGTCTGAGCTGATCGCTCCGGCGTTTTATCCGGTGCATGCAGATGTGCGCCGGCACGGTCATACGGAATACTGGCTGAAGGGAGGCCGCGGCAGTACAAAATCCTCGTTCATCAGCCTTGAAATCGTGATGATGCTGCTGAAGAACCCCAGGGTCAACGCGATCATCTACCGAAAGGTGGCCGCGACGCTCCGGGAATCCGTTTACGAGCAGATGCTGTGGGCGATCGACAAGCTCGGCGTGCGGGGATACTTTCAGCCGAGACTTTCACCGCTGGAAATCAGGCACCGCACCACAGGCCAGAGAATCCTTTTCCGGGGCGCGGACGATCCTACGAAGTCCAAGTCGATCAAGCTGAACAACGGCTATTTCGGGGCGCTGTGGTTCGAGGAGCTGGCCGAATTCTCGGGCATAGAGGATGTGCGGACGATCAAAGCAAGCATCATCCGCGGCGGCGAGAACGAGATTACGTTCTGCAGCTACAACCCGCCCCAGAGCGCCCGGAGCTGGGTGAACGAAGAAAGCCTCCTCCCCCACGACGGGCGTCTGGTGCATTCCAGCAGCTATCTGGACGTGCCGAAGGAATGGCTGGGAAAAGGTTTCATCGCAGAAGCAGAGGCGCTGAAAAAGGCCAACGAGCGCGCATACAGGCATGTATACCTCGGCGATGTCACCGGCACGGGCGGACAGGTATTTGAGAACCTGCAGGTCAGGGAAATCAGTGCGGAGGAAATCGGCGCATTCGGGCAGACCTATGCCGGCATGGACTTCGGCTGGTTCCCGGATCCGCTGCACTTTGTGCGCTGCGCATACGATCCGGCGCGCCGCCGGCTGTGGATATACGACGAATACAGAACCGTAAAGACGTCCAACATGGACGTCTTTGAACATCTGGTGAAGCATAAAGGGCTGACAGCATGGGAGGAAGTGATCGCCGATTCCCAGGAACAGAAATCCATCCACGATCTGCGGTCCTACGGGATGAACTGCGTCGGCGCCACAAAAGGACCGGGCAGCGTAAAAGCGTCCATGCAATGGCTGCAGGCGCTGACGGAGATCATCATTGACCCGGCCAGATGCCCGGAAACCGCCAAGGAGTTCTCTGCCTACGAATACGAACGCACGCGGGACGGCGCATTTGTTGCCGCATATCCCGACGAAAACAACCACGCCATCGACGCCGTGCGATACGCGATGAACCGCGTATGGCTGCGCGCCGGACAGTAAAGGAGTTTAGCATGTGGGAAAAACTGAAGGACTGGCTGCGCCAGTGGCTCGGAATTGACGTCAGCACCGACGGCAAACGTTCTCCGGACGATGCTGTCAGGAACTACGAAAACATTACGGCGGACAACATCACCGCCACGATTGCCAACAAGCTCGCGATGCTGACGTTTGCCGACAGCACCATGACCGTCAGCGAAGAGGGCCGCGAAGAGCCCGGCCCCCGCGTGGCCATGATCCGGGAACTGCTGGATGAGCTGTGGAACGTCAACGCATCATGGATTACCGCTCAGGCCTACGGCAAGGGCGGAAAACTGCTGATCCCCAGCGTCAGCAACGGCCGGGTGCGGATCGAGGTCATCGACCATAACCGCATGCTGATCCGCGCTATGGAGGGCAACCGCATCACCTCTGCAACGCTGCTGGCAGACACGGAAACCGTTTCGGACATGCATTATTTCCTGCTGGCCGACTACGTGCTGCAGAACGGCGCACAGCTGATCCGCTACCGCGTCAAGGCTGAAAACGGCGGCTGGTATGACGTGGGTCAGGTGGAGCGATGGGCCGGAATTACGCCGGAAATCACCATCGGGAACACGGACAGGCTGCTGTTTTCCTATCTGCGCTGTCCGCGGGACAATCGGACCGATGACAAGTCTCTCGGGGTTCCGATCACATACGGCGCGGAAAGCCTGATTGCCGAGCTGGTGGAGCATTCCAACATTTACCGCAGGGAATTCCGGCTGACGCGGCCCATGCTCGGCCTTGACGCAACGCTCTGGAAAAGCCCTTCGGGCGACGGAAGACCCTTCGCACCCAAGCCGACCACGATTCACGACCTCAAAAAAACCGTACAGGACGGCGACGATCCGTTCATTCCCGTGGACGGCGCCAGCCTGAGCGACAAGTCGATCTGGCAGTATTACGCCCCTGCGATCCGTCAGGAAGCTATGGAGCAGCGTTTCCAGAGCCTTTGCAGACGTGTTGAAAAGGCCTGCGGACTGTCGCAGGGCATCCTGACAGAGCGTCAGACAATGAGCTATGCCAACCGGGACGAGGTGCGGGCGGCTCAGTATGACACATTCAGCGTTATCAAGGCCATGCGGGACGCATGGGAACGCGCTATGGACGATCTGGCCTATTCCGTCGACGTGCTCTGCGAACGCTTCGGCCTGACGCCTGCGGGCGGACGCGACCGCCATGTGATCGAATACGACTGGGACACCAGCATGATTGAATCCACCACGGAGGCATTCACTCAGAACATGGAGCTGCACGCTGCCGGCATGGTCAGCGACGCGGAAATGCGGCAGTGGGTGCGCGGCGGTACGCTGGAAGAGAATCAGGCCGCCATTGAGGAAATCCGCAAGGAGCGAAAGCAGGAAAACCCCATCAGTAAGATCCTCAGCGAACCCGACGAGGACGGTGAGGAATAATGCTTTCGGAGCGTCAGCTGGAAGAAGTCCTCAAGGTATTTGACAACCGCATGCAGGAGGTCACGGACGACTATATCCGGCGAATGGGAGAACACATCCGGGACATCGGACGGCTGACGGACTCGGATGTGCACCGGCTGACGCAGATGAAACGCGTGAATGCGAATGTGGAAGCGATCAAGCGGGCCATTGCAGCGGCGGCTGAAGCCAGCATGGCGGACGTCGAAGCGGTATTCCGGGCGGCTGCCGAAAGCGATGAACGGTTTGCCGAGACCATATTCGGAGAGGATCACACGCCGCCGGTCAAGATCAGTCCGATCAAGACAATCTCTTCCCCGCTGGAGCGCGTACTGAAAGCGCAGCTGCGCGTCACAGCGCAGGAGCTGGCGAATCTGAGCCGGACAACGCTGCTGTCCAACGCATACAGGACCGCCGTGGACGTGGCCGTACAGGCCGTCCAGAGCGGTCTGACGAGCTACGACACCGCCGTCCGCGCCGCCCTGAGAGAGGCGGCAAAAGAAGGCCTGCGGGTGGAATACCCTTCGGGGCTGACCCGCCGTCTGGATACCGCCATCCGTCAGAACGTGCTGGACGGCGTCCGTGCGCTGAATCAGGATGTTCTCAAGCAGATCGGCAAGGAATACGGCGCGGACGGCGTGGAGATCTCCGCCCATGCGCTGTGCGCGGAAGACCATCTGCCGTACCAGGGTCTTCAGATGAGCAACAAGGAATTCAACCGCCTCCAGACGCTCATTCTGGACCGTCCTTTCGGCCTGTGGAACTGCAAGCACACCGTATTTCCCATTATTCTGGGCGTAACGCCGCCGGCGCATTCGAAGGAAGAGCTGGCCATGTACCGGGAATACAGCACGGAGGCGATCACCATTGACGGCGTGACGAAATCGCGCTATGAATGGACGCAGGAACAGCGCAGGATCGAAACCACCATCCGCGAACAGAAGCACATCGCCAATATCTACAAGGCCTCCGGGGATGATATGATGCGCCGGGAAACCCAGCGCAATATCAACCGTCTCAACGATGAGTACGACCTGATCAGCAGAACTGCGGGACTTTACCGGCATCCTGAACGGATGGCTGTCACAGGTTTCCACAAGGTAAAAACTGCGGAGCAGTTGAAAAAGCGCACGGAATATGGTACAATGAAAACGTTCAGAGAAATGTTCTCAGAACGCCAGATCGTTCACAAAAGTGAAGCTGTGACCAGCCTTCCGCTTTCCGGAAATGCCGATACAATCGTTGATCTGGTAGACGAAAACGGATGGGTGCAGCAACGCCGTGTATATGATTACAGCGGAAAAGCATCGACAGATTATGACACGAGCAACCACGGAAAGCCCAATGCACACCCCACAGGTGCTCACAAGCATGTCTTTGATTACAGCAAAAGAAATCCGCACGGGAAACCACTGCCACTAACCGAAAGTGATCTGCGAAATAATGCAGACATAATACAGAGAGGTGTGAATTATAGTGACCCGGAATGAGTTTATCGATCTGATTGACCGTAGCGGCGACATAATGTTCTCCTGTGCAGGGAAAAACTACACGATACTGTGCTGGAATGAAGAGGGGCCGCTTATTTCGGAGCAGAACACCGAATACAATGAACGGGTATTCCCGAATGGTAAGACGCTTGTGTCGCAATACATCATTGATGGAAAGCCACTCAAGGACCGAATTGAAGAAATCAAGATCACATATTCCAACTGAACCGCCCGGCACATGCCCGGCGGTTTTCTTATGCCCCTATCCCGGTATCAAGGCACATCTTCGGATGTGCTTTTTGTATACACAATTTTGTCCGGAATGACGCAAAACTATCAAGGCGGGCAGAAGGAACTGCGTGAACAAACCGTCAGCCGAGAAAGGAGAACCCCATGAAACGCGAGGACGTATCCCGAATCTTTGAAGGAGCCACCAAGGAACAGATTGACGAGATCCTGAATCTCAACAGCGCCGACATCAACAGAACCCGGAACGCATCGTCTCAGGTTCAGGCGGAGCTTGACGCTGCCAATCAGGCCCTCACGGAGGCTCAGAACACCATCAAGGACCTGCAGGCCGCCAAGGGTAACGCCGAAGCCCTCCAGAAACGTATTGACGAATACGAAGCTGCCGAGCAGCAGCGCATCGAGGCCGAAAAGGCTGCAGCCGAACGCGCCGAGCTGATGGAACGCATGGACAGCGTGCTGGGTGAACGGAAGTTCGTGCACGACCGTCTGCGCGACATCGCCGCTGATGAATTCGCTGCCGCGCTCAAGGACAAGGCCAACCGCGGCAAGGCCGACAAAGACGTCTTTGACGCCGTCACGCAGGACAAAGGCTACTTTGCCTCGATGAACCCGCCCGCAGAAAACATGGGCGGATTCAATCCCAATGCCGGCGGAAGCGACGCTGACAAGCTGAGCGACGCCGAATACTACGCGAAGATCTTCGCGGACAAAAAGTAAGGAGTGATATACAATGGCAAACACTTTCATCACCATCAAGGAGATCGCACGTCAGGCCCTCCCCCGCCTGATCGAAAATCTGGTTTTCCCGAATCTGATCCACAAGGATTTCTCCAGCGACTTCGAACTGGGCAAGGGCGCCACCATTCAGGTCCGCAAGCCCGTCATGCTGACCGCCTCTGAGTTCACCGGAGAAGTCACCGCCCAGGATGTTACCGAAACCACCGTGGAGGTCACGCTCGACAAGCTGGCCACCGTGGACGTCGCCTTCGGCGCGCTTGAGCGCGCAACCAGCGTCGATGACCTGAACCGCCTGTTCATTGAGCCCGCCGCCGTGGCGCTGGCCGAAAAGATCAATACCGACGGTCTCGCCCTGCTGAAGGGGATTTCCGCATCTGTCTCCGCAGATCCGGCCACCCTGAAAGCCTTCTCCGAGGCCGCCAAGGTGCTGAACAAGGCGAAGGTTCCGCTGACGCCGCGCTACGGCGTATGGAGCCCCGACGCGGAAAGCGAGTTCCGCACCGTTCCCGCCATCGTCAACGCGGAAAAGTCCGGTTCCACCGCTGCCCTGCGCTCCGGTTCCATCGGCCAGATCTTCGGCATTCAGAACTACATGGCTCAGGGCGTTGACAGCGCGTCCATGCTGGGCACCGTATTCCATCCCTACGCTTTCGCATTCGTCACCCGCCCCCTGCAGATGCCCTCCGGCGTTGAGAGCTACACCACCAGCTACAACGGCGTGACCCTGCGCGTGACCAAGGGCTACGACATGAAGACCAAGACCGAGATGCTGTCTATGGATGTGCTGTACGGCTACAAGACGATGGATCCCAGACTCGCCGTCAAGGTCACGGCTGCCTCGGCGTAAAAAAAGGAGGGCGGCTGAATGTACCTGACCCATGAAGAATACACCGCGATGGGCGGCAGCATTGACGCCGCCCTTTTCAGCCGTTTGGAGGCCAAGGCACGCAGACGCATTGACGCCATGACGCACGGGCGGCTGATCGGTGAGGAACCTGCGCGCGAAGCCGTGAAACACTGTATGTTTGAGCTTGTATCGGCCATGCAGTCGGATGAAGCCGCAGCAGGGCTCACAGGCCGCGGAATCGCGTCCATGAGCAATGACGGCGTCTCCGTCGCCTTTGCAGCCGGAGACGCTCAGGGAGGCGTTCAGCCCGGATACGCCCGCATTGTGCGCGAATGGCTGCTGAACGAAACGACGGAACACGGCGTATCAGTGCTGTATGCGGGGGTGGATGTATGATCCCGTTTGCCACCGAGACCGTCACGCTGCTGAAACGGGTGGAAACCCAGATTGACCGGCGCACGCACGTCAGCTATGAGCGACGTCTGTTGACCGGATGCAGCTGGCGGCGTACATCGTCCTGGACACAGATGGATACGGAAATGCGGCGCACGGAAACCGTTACATGCAGGATTCCGCCGGGACAGGCGCGTCCGGAACCCGGCGATTACCTGTTTCTCGGCGATGTGCCGACGGACGGCGATCCGGCGGAGCTGCTGACCGTGCATCGTGCAACCGGCGCTTTCCGCATCGGCTCCGTCGGCGATCATACGCTGCCGGGAACGCCGATCCCCCACTATGCCGCAAGGAGTGATGCGATGTGAGACTAACGGTTTCCGAAGTCAGGATCGACATCCCCAAGCATCTGCGCAAGGTGAACGACGACAGATTCTGGCTGTATGCCGCGCAGCAATGGCATCGGCTGTACTCGCCGTATGTGCCGTTCCGGACCGGCATGCTGATGAACACCGTCCGCATCACGCCGCATCAGGTGGAACATACGGTCCCGTATGCCGTGCGGATGTACAACGGGAACTATCATTTCCGCAGAGACCAGCATCCGCTTGCGTCCCGCGAATGGGACAAGGCGGCAAAGCCCACGCAGCTGCCGAAGCTGATCCGGGCCATGCAGGCATATGTGGATTCGGGGAGGCTGAATCTGAATGGATAACACAACAAAACACAGCGCGGTGTGGGACTGGCTGGCGGCATGTCCGCTGATTGCGGATCTGTTTTTCAACCTTGCCCAGACCGACGCGGGCGACACCGCGCTGGTGCCGTCCGACCGGCCGGGCCCGGTCATCGACGGCGCCGGCCGCCTCGTCGGCGTCGTCGTGTCGATCACTCACAAGCGCATGGTCCCGGCCGAGGCGGTCGTGGGCCGCGGGCGGACCGGCGCGCGGCCCGCGGCGGCGGCCGTGCGGGGCGATCCCGCTGAGGAGTCGGCCGGCGACGTGGCCCGGGTGGCCGGCCCGCCCGCCGCCGGGGCGAGCCCGCCGCCGGACGCGGTGGACG